AATTGACATCTGAGTATCGCAAGAACAAGAGTGTGGCAATCGAAGGTTGTGGATATGTAAAGTATTTTGCGATCAATGCCAACTCCCTCAACAATGATGTAGAATTCAATGTGGAGGAGGGTGCTAAGAAGACTGCGATCCGCAGTGCATTCAAGAAGTCTCTTGCAAACAAGAAACTGAACAAGAAAGTCCTTTCTCAATTCGTGGAGCTGGTCGCGTGAAACACATTCTTTTTACATTGAAGGGTTGTCCTTTTGATTTATTGGACGACAAAGAATTTATTCGCATGACAATGTATCGGGCATCAAAGGAGTGTAAATCTACTTTGCTCAATTTAGCAGTGCATAAGTTTGATCCTCAGGGTGTTACTTCTATTGCTATGCTTGCCGAGTCCCACATTAGTATCCATACTTGGCCAGAGAAGGGTATGGCAGTTTGTGATGTTTTCACATGCGGCGACCATGCTGTTCCTGAAGCGGGTGTACAATACATGTATGAAATGTTTGGTGCAACCGACATGATATCCCAAGAATTTGAGAGACCACTACGATGAACATTTTTGCCACTGAACAAAGTCCTTACTGGTCAGCACGAGTTCTTCCTGATAAACACGTTGTCAAGATGCCTCTTGAGTGTTGTCAAATGCTCTCAATCATTTTCTCCAAGTGGTATTATGATTGGGGTCCACTACCTAAAAAAGATGGTGGATATTATGCAACTGCAAAAGGTGCATTTCGCAATCATCCATCTACCAAATGGGCTGCACAAAATCATTACAATACCGCTTGGTTGATTGCACACGGTCTGTCTTTGTGTGAAGAGTATCGTCAACGATACGGTAAATTACATTCTTGTCTGCCTGCCTTATTTGAAGCTAAAAAAATATTTCATCGCAAGTCTGGTAAGTCTATTATCTGTTACGGCATGGCCGACAACTTTGCTCGTGCCATGCCTGATGAATTCAAGTATGATGATAGTATAGATACATTTACTGCATATCGAAGGTACATCAATTCAAAACCTTGGGTATCAAAAAACTATCTTCGTAAACCAGATCGCAAACCAGAGTGGATAAACTAGAACGTCATTCCTACGATAAAGTTGATGGTGAATGGGTGATCTCAAAAACTGCGATTCTCACCTATGAGAGGATTCCATATAACATCCCCATGATTGCCTCAATTCAAAAAAAGTTATATGATGTTCTCACTCCTGATCTTGTAACACATAAGTATCGAGAAGAAAATAAAACAAATCCGATGTATGGTCATTGTTATCATACAACTCAGGCTTTGTATTATCTTTTTGATACTGACACCCTCGATCCTATGATGAGTGGTGATTGGAGAGGTGGAACACACTGGTGGTTGCAAGATCGGGAAACAAGTGTTATACTTGACTTCACGGTGGATCAATATTTGTCCATCGAAAAAGAACCTCCCCACTCTACTGGGAAGGTGACTGGTTGGTACGGTTGGAAGGGTCGTCCTCATATGCGAACCCTTAAACTCATGCAACGGTTACAACCAGACGCAACAATTCAACTAATCTCCTTTTGATTAATGGTTAAAACAATTCCGAGTCTTTATCCAATCGAGAACGATTGGAAATCTCTCAGTTCCAATCTCCGCAATAAGATTGATGCTGGAGTCCTCATTGCTGGGGAACGTATCACCAAGTTCTATACACTTGAGGATATGGCCGATATCTTGATTGATGTTGCCGAACAGATCAAGAACGGTGCAAAAGAAATTTTCATCCCTCAGTTTGAAACCGAGAACTTCATTCAAGGTTTCATGTATCGCACTTCGCGAGGCCAGAAGATCGATTCATTCTACAATCGAACTTTCTATCCCAAACACTTCGCTAAGTTGTTTGAGAACGGATACGATCCTGTTCTTGCTAGTATCGGTGATCTTGTCTATGATGCTCGCAGTGGTCTTTGTGTCAACTTTGATGCACGTCACCGTACTGTGGGTAACATTGCTGCTCTTGAAGGTGGACAAGTTCCTGAAAATCAGTGGTTCAATACTCTGATGATCAAGTCTACTGCTTGCAAGACCATCGACGCACAGAAGATTGCATGTTCATATTTCCGTGCAAAGGCTGAGACGCCAAAACCACTCTCTCCAGAAGAGAAGTTTGCTGCCGCAGTTCGTTCCGAAGATCCTAACGCCATCCGTACCTATAACGGTCTGGAACAGGCTGGTCTGCACATTGGTTCTACTTACCTGAAAGAACTGTTGAAGGAACATGATGACCCTCGTAAGGTCAACGGTATCTGGCAGTTGGCCAAAGACTATTCTACGGTCAAGTCAACCAGTATGAACAAGAACCTGGTGAAGGCAGTTGAAGCACTTCGTTCTGCCTGGAATAAGACTGAAGGTTCTGAGTTTTCTGTTTATCTGATCATGGGTATGTGTTACCTCCTTCAGTGCAACAGAATTCATCCTGACTTTGAGTTTGACTTGGGTCACATGGTTCGGGCCTTGAAGTGGAAGAATGAACAGATTGGGTTTGTTCCTAATAACTACATCTCTCCCCGTGCAAACGGTAAAGCCGCAGAGAGTGTCGCTTTTCATCTTCTGCGTGTTTACAATGAATATGCTCAGTATCTCTGGACTGAGAGTGTTAACATTACTGAGATTTCCATCTCTGATTATGTGAAACTCCCAGACAACTTCCTTGCACAGGTGGGTGCGCCTATCCCCGAAACGATCGAAGAAGAGGACTACTCTGAAATTGACGAATCATTGGAGACAGTTTAATAAGTGTCCCAACCCCCTGGAAACAGGGGGTTTTTTCATGTATATTATATACATACACAAAGGGAGACAACCCAAATGACCACGGCCATCATTGATTCACTTCGCGATGCATACGGTGATAAGATCACTGCTGCTGATGTTCGTGCCTACTGTGCCATGCATGGGGTTTCTTATCCCACAGTCACCAAGAAACTTGATCAATACAAAGTCAAGCGTGGGACGTGGGATCTCACAATTCAAGAGGTTCGTCAACAACTGGAAAAGTCTGTCGATACACTGGAATACGTTCAACAATCTCTGATCCCCCAGAAGGATTCCAACTTTGTTCAGTTTGGCAACTTCAAGGATCTGAAGAACATTATCGGATCACGTTCGTTCTTCCCCGTCTTCATCACTGGTCTGTCAGGAAACGGTAAGACCATGGGTGTGGAACAGTCCTGCGCTCAACTAAATAGGGAGTTGATTCGCGTCAATATCACCATTGAAACCGACGAGGATGATCTTATTGGTGGGTTCCGTTTGGTTGACGGTAACACTGTTTGGCATAATGGTCCAGTCATCGAAGCTCTGGAACGCGGAGCTGTACTTCTTCTAGACGAGATCGATCTTGCATCTAACAAGATCCTGTGTCTTCAATCTGTTCTGGAAGGAAAAGGTGTCTTCCTGAAAAAAATTGGTAAGTATGTCAAACCTGCACCTGGGTTCACTGTAGTTGCAACTGCAAACACCAAGGGTAAGGGTTCTGACGACGGTCGTTTCATCGGAACTAATGTTCTCAATGAAGCTTTCTTGGAACGATTCCCGATCACGTTTGAACAGTCTTATCCCACTGCTTCCATTGAGGCCAAAATTCTTTCCAAGATTTGTGAGGATGACAGTTTCGTTACTCACCTTGTTGACTGGGCTGACATCATTCGCAAGACCTTCTACGACGGTGGTGTTGATGAAGTGATCTCTACTCGTCGTTTGGTTCACATCGTTCAGGCCTTCAATATCTTTGGTGATAAGATGAAGTCGATTCAAGTTTGTCTGAATCGTTTCGATGATGAGACCAAACAGGCCTTCCTTGACCTTTACGATAAAGTTGATGCAGATGTCGATTTCGCAAAACCTGTGGAGTGAGTATAAAAAGATACTGTGGGAGACTTTTCCTGAACTGTATCATTTTTCAACTTGGGCAGAGTGGGAGGAGAAAGGAACTTCTCTCACCGCCAAGTTATATGGAACTCCCAAAGACCGTTACATAAACAAGTCTAGGGAAGTTGAGATTTGGGATGATAAGTCCTGTATCTACAACAACATCATTTATCCTCGTACTGGTGAAGATCTTCCTTGCTTCGGTATGGATCTTATGGGTTTCTTTGATAAGAAAGTCATCATTGTATTTGATTTTCAACATCCAGTAGAGAACCACTTGTTTTCTGTTCCATCTCTACCAAAGGCCGATGGAACGTTTAGATTCTTTGAACCAGGTAATCATTTCTCTGAAAATGTATTCATTCGTAAATGCACTATGAACGAGGTCAATAATTACCTGGATGACTTTAGTGCTTACTTACAAGTTTACAAAGAAATGTTAGAATCGAAGAAACCAAATAAGAACTTCATGTATGCAACTTACAAAAATTTTGATAAGTACATGAGAGATCTTGATCCTGTTGGTGGTTATCTTTCCAATAAGTTTGGTAAGGAAAAATCAGAATCACTGGTCAACGAATTTCTTTTTACTTATGGACAAAATACTAATGAGGTGGTAAAATGAATGCGTGGTCTCTACTTTACGATGAACTCAATATGAATGACCTTGATTGGGTAAGTGCAAATGGGGGTTTTGAATATACCCCCGAAAAATCATATCTAGATTCTATGTATCCTGAAATTCCAGATGATTCCCCAGACCGTATTGTTCTTGGAAACGAGATCAATTTAAATCTTGATGCTACTGCCAAAAATGGATTTTGGAAGTATGAAGAAGATCTGACTATGAAAGAAGTTCGTGATTATCTGTCAGGAACTTATAAGGCTCACTACACATCTCAAGAGTCTAAGACTCAGACTCTTGACTTGATTGAAAGTATTGGTGATGCAGAAGCTTTCTGTCGATCCAATGCAATCAAATATCTCTCTCGGTTTGGCAAGAAAAACGGAAAGTCAAAACTTGACATTCTGAAGGCCATCCACTATTGTATTCTTCTCTACCACTTCTCTGGACTGCATAATGACCGTAAGGACGCATATGAAACTTTCTAATAACACCACCAACATTCTCAAGAACTTCTCTCAGATCAATCAGTCTATCCTGATCAAACAAGGTAACAAACTGAAGACTATCTCTGTGATGAAGAACATTCTCGCAGAGGCTGAGATTGAGGAGGATTTTGAATCTGATTTTGCGATCTACGATCTGAATCAGTTCCTGTCTGGTCTGTCTCTTTATGACTCTCCTGATCTGGAGTTTGGTGATTCTTTTCTCACTATCCGTGATGGTCGTCGCCGTGCAAAATACTTCTTTGCAGATCCTAGTGTTATTGTTTCTCCTCCTGAGAAAGAGATCTCTCTTCCCTCTAAGGATGTTTGTTTCACCGTTGCAACTCAACAACTTGACAAACTCCTGAAGGCCGCCGCGATCTATCAGGTTCCTGACCTGTCTGCAGTTGGCCGCAACGGTAAAATCGAACTAGTGGTCCGCGACAAGAAGAACGATACTTCTCACGAATTCAGTGAAGAAGTTGGTGAAACCGATCAAGAGTTTTCTTTCAACTTCAAAGTTGAGAACATCAAGATCATTCCTGGAACATATGATGTTGTTATCTCCTCTAAACTCCTTTCCGAGTTTACTAACAAGAACACCGATCTCAAGTACTATATTGCACTTGAACCAGACTCTACATTCGGATAAACTTCTCACTAGGATGAGGATCTTGGGCAGTATTCTTGTGATCACTGCCTATTTTGTTATCCTTCATATTAGTTCTTTTTGGGGCGTTGTGATTCACTTCACCGCCGACTTGATTTCCATTCCATTCTTTGTAAAGACAAAGGCCTGGGATGTTGTTATAATGATGGGGTTTCTCGTCGCAATTAGTATCTCTAAACTTTTATCATGAATCGTAACGACTTTCTTTGGGTTGAAAAGTATCGTCCGAAGGTTGTTGAAGATTGTATCCTGCCTGAGTCTACTCTTAAGACCTTTCAGGATTTTCTGAACTCTGGTGAAATCCCCAACCTTCTTCTTTCTGGTCCCGCAGGTTGTGGTAAAACTACTATCGCTCGTGCATTGTGCGAAGAACTGGGGGCCGATTACATCATCATCAACGGATCCGATGAAGGACGATTTCTGGACACAGTACGGAACACAGCGAAGAACTTTGCTTCGACCGTCTCTCTTTCTGCTGACGCGGCACACAAAGTCATCATTATTGACGAAGCTGACAACACGACCCACGACGTACAACTCCTCCTACGGGCGAATATTGAGGCATTTTATAACAACTGCCGATTCATCTTCACCTGCAACTACAAAAACAAAATCATCGAGCCCCTCCACAGCCGATGTGCCTGTGTTGAATTCTCAATCACAGGAAAACAAAAACCTCAACTCGCAGCTCAATTCTTCAAACGACTCCAGACAATCCTGGTTCACGAAAATATTGAGTTCGATCCGAAAGTCCTGGTCGAACTGATCAACAAACACTTCCCAGACTATCGTCGTGTACTTAATGAGTGTCAACGATATTCTGTTGGCGGTAAAATTGATAGTGCAATCCTTGCAGAGTTCTCTGACGTAAAAGTAAATGACCTTGTTAAATTCCTTAAGGAAAAAGATTTCGCAGAAGTACGACGTTGGGTCGTTAATAATCTGGACAATGATCCTAGTGTACTTCTTCGGCGTGTTTACGATGCTCTTAACGGCACCCTTGAAGGCCCTTCTGTTGCTGCTGCCGTGCTTATTATTGCTAAGTATCAGTATCAAATCGCATTTGTTGCCGATCAGGAGATCAACCTCCTCGCGGCGATGACTGAAATTATGGTGGAGTGTAATTTCAAATGATTAAACAAGTCAAGTCGTATTGGTATTATGTTTTCTGGGGTCTAATGACTGCCATTGTTTTTACAGGTCAGTTAGTTACCGCCAGTGGTTATGTTATGATGTCTGATCGGGTTTCTGACCTGATGGGGGTTATTGAAGAAAACTATGATTCTAACTGAAAGTGATGCAGTATATGCTGCAGATAAATTCATCAATTACTTTTCCAACATGGATCGTATTGATGAATATCTTCGTAATGTAAAGATTGAGAGAGTTCTCAATCGCAGTCCCCTTTCTCAGTTCTATGAGGAAGAGGATACCCATGGGATGTTCACTGCATTTGACATGCATCCCGAAGAGATGGATATCGTTTGTTATGAGGCCAAAGATCTTAAGAAAGTTTCGGGTCGGGTTTCTGGTATTCGCTCTGTCAAAGAGTTCAATGAAAAACTTCAGATCACCACGTCTCACGCGATTGAGGATTCTGTTCCTGGAAAGTCTCTCAAGTGGATGGTTGTGGAGAAAAACACGAATACGATTCTTGGTTTCTGTCGTTTTGGTTCCCCTACAATTAACTCTCGACCTCGCAATCTATGGCTTGGTACGACTCCTGATCTCAACATCTTCAATAGACATGCGATCATGGGTTTCATTATCGTACCTACGCAGCCTTTTGGCTATAATTACCTGGGTGGTAAGTTGCTTGCGATGTTGTGTTGTACACATGAGGTCAGGGAGATTTTGAACTCGAAGTATGATGCAAATATCTGTCACTTTGAAACCACATCACTCTACGGTTCTACAAAGAGTGCATCCCAGTACGATGGTTTGAAACCCATCATGCGTTACAAAGGTTTGACTGATAGTAACTTTACTCCTCTCCTTCATGATCATATCTTCAAGGATCTGAATCAGTGGTTTATTGAACGCAATGATGGTAAGTCCCTTGTCAAACTCGATGCGTCTAGTCGCAAACTGAAGACACAACAGAAGATGATTGCAACAATCAAGAAGTGTCTTCCCTCAGACAAAGTACAGGAGTTTGTTGATGCAATCGCTGGTGCTACCTCACTGACTGAGAAGAAACGTACATACTTCTCTGACTACGGTTTTGCAAACACCCGTGAAGTTCTTCTTGGTGAAGATACTGAACTGGTTGAGAATCCTCAGAACTATGAAAAGTTCTACATGGAGAACGTTGTTGCAAAGTGGAAAAAGATGGCCGCAAAACGTTACAACAAACTCAAGACTGAAGGTAATCTTCGTACAGAACTTGAGGTCTGGACAAAAGATATGGACATTGACATTATCCGATGAGGTGTGAAGTAAAACTATTCAAGGCTGGTACAGTCTTCTCGGAAATTGTAATCGCTAGAGATTATGAAGATGCAAAAAAAGTTGCACTTGCACGTAATCCTGGTGCAAATATTGTGAGCGTAAATGCTGTATTTAAATAATGGAACTCAAAGACTGGCTCAACTCAATCAATCTCAATAAAAAGAATCTCATCGAAGAGGACCCTGACTCCCGAAAGGAATATCCTCCATTCATCATCAACAAATGTCTTGCAGGACACATTGATACGGTTATGTATGCCAATGAGATGAACATGTCCCACTACCTTGACAAGGACATGCAATACGAATTCTTTCTAAATAGTGTGAGGAAACGGAAGAGATTCTCTCCCTGGCTCCGAAAGGATAAAGTCAAGGACCTTGATGTAGTTAAATCTTACTATGGTTATAGTAATGAGAAAGCGCAACAAGCCCTCCGCATTTTATCACCTGAACAAATTGAATTTATTAAGTCTAAACTTGAGACTGGAGGAAAGAAATGAGTGTTGCGGAACCCGAAGTCCGTTGGACACCTGATCAAATGGTAGAGGTGACTCTACGTGAACCTGACGACTTTCTCAAGGTGCGTGAAACCTTGACCCGTATCGGAGTTGCATCTCGTAAGGAGAAGAAACTCTATCAGTCATGCCATATCCTGCACAAACAGGGTAAGTATTTTATCGTCCACTTCAAAGAGTTGTTTGCTCTTGACGGTAAGAAGGCTAATCTGACGGTGAATGATGTTCAACGTCGTAACCGAATCACCAATCTTCTTTGTGATTGGGGTCTGATTGATGTCGTTGATGAAACTCGTGTTGCAGAAGTCGCACCTTTGAATCAGATCAAAGTTCTTGCTTACAAAGAGAAGCATGAATGGGCCCTAGAAACCAAATACAATATTGGTAAGAAGAAAAAGGCAGAGGAAACTGATGAGCAAGTTTGATTTATTTACTATTTTCCCCAAGACTCTTTGTATTAGTCAAGAACCTGGGGTTGAAGTTGATGATGAACTCATTTCCAAGATTAATGAATATGAGTTTTCGCGTAATGAAGGTAACGAAACCAGTGTAAGATTCGATGTTCTGGAAGACGAAACCTTCGATGAGTTACGAGATCATTTGACCAGACAACTCAATCATTACTTCCATGACATTTTGAAAGTTCCCGAACAAGTCGGGTTTCGATTTGTCACTTCTTGGTTGAATAGAACTGAGAGGGGTGGATACCATCATTGGCATAATCATCCTAATTCATTTGTCTCTGGTATTGTTAACTTTACAGAGGCCAATACGGTTGAATTCTCTTCCTCACAAACAGTGTTCCCTGGATGGATGCCTGATTATGAAGAAGTCAATATTCACAATGCAGAAAATCTGAAGATGGTGATGCAGAAACCTGGAAGTTCTGTGATTTTCCCATCGTCTCTGATGCACAGTGTGCCTGCACATCACGAAGAAACTCCTAGGTTGTCTCTGTCATTTAATGTCATGTTGACTGGACCTGTTTGTACCAGAGGAGTTAATACTCTGACCATCTAAATAAGTTTGAGTCTTTCGTGCAGACTCTACGATTGTCGGAAACCCCCATAAGGAGGTACGGTTATTACCGTATCTCCTTTTTTCGTTGTTATGTTATAAATATATCGGATGCCTTCGGGGTCCACACAATACAAACTCGCTTTCAAAGGAGCTAAAACCATGACCGGCCTTCAAAGGTGGCGCGCTTCGGATCTTCCCGCGCTTGTTGATCGTATAAATAAGTACAGTATCGGACTTGATGATTACTTTGACCGTCTCGCGGAGCTAAACGGGACTCAAAATAGTTATCCTCCATACAATCTAGTTCAGGTAAGTAACGTCGAATATCGACTGGAACTAGCACTAGCAGGATTCACAAAAGAAGATGTCAAAGTTTACACAGAGCATGGAAGGCTCTTTGTCGATGGGACGAAAGAAAGTGGTGAACATACCCCAGAATACCTCCATCGAGGACTGGCTCAACGATCTTTCTCCAGAGCTTGGAATTTATCAGATCAGACGGAAATTAGATCAGTTACATTTAAGGATGGGTTACTTTCAATAACACTTGGTAAGGTTGTTCCTGATCACCATCAACGTAAAGATTACCTCTAAATAAGTTTGCCTGCGTGCCATGCAAATGGGGTTGCCTTTATGGGTAGCCCCTTTTATAATTCTTGAAAAACTATGGTTACCAAAATTGTATCTCTGAAATCTACCGAAGATGTAATCTGCGGCCTTGAACCAATCCGCGTGGAAGGTCAAGTTGTCGGGTACGAACTTTTTGAACCCAGATTGGTTTCTTTTTCTGAGGTTAGAACACTTGCTGAACAAGTAGATCCTACTGCTGTGAGTGTTAACTTTAGAAAATGGCAACTCTTTTCTGAAGATACTAGGTATCAAATTCCCGCCGACTGGGTGGTCACTATCTGTGAACCTCTGCCTCAACTGAAATTGTCCTACGAAGAAAAATTGGAAGAACATGAACGTACAATGTCTGCTCTTTCAGAATGACCTGGTGGTCATTGCTGAAGTTATTGAAGTGATGTCTGAGATCGGTGACCCCGATTGCAAACTAGTCAAACCATTCAGGATCTTGGGTCGTCATGAGGCCCCAGATATGACACCTGAAGAACGGATCCAACCCTGGTTGGACTTTACGGAACAGTCTGATATAATGGTAAGGTCATCGGACATCCTCACGTTCGTTGAACCAGCCCCTCAGTTGCTGGCACATTACATGACTCTTATTGATTGATGCGATTTTATACAAACGTTCAGATGGTCGGGGACCAAATTCTCGTTCGGGGATATGAAAACGGTAGACGTTTCATGAACCGCGAGTCTTTCAACCCGACTCTTTTTGTGCCTGCAAAAGGTAAGAGTGACTTCAAAACTCTTGAGGGAGAGTATGTGAGTCCTGTGCAACCTGGTACTATTCGTGAGACTCGCGACTTCATCAAGAAGTATGATGGGGTTGATGGATTCAACATCTATGGATTTGAACGTTTCATCTATCAATATATCGCTGATAATTATCAGGAAGATCAGATTGAATTTGATATGTCAAAGATCAATCTCGTCACGATTGACATTGAGACCAAGGCTGAGTATGGATTCCCAGATGTGGAGTCTGCTGCAGAGGAGATGCTCCTGATTACTATTCAGGACTTCAATACGAAACAAATCATCACTTGGGGAGTTGGTCCGTTCAACAACAAACAGGAGAATGTTGACTATCGTCAGTTCCCTGATGAAAAGGCCATGTTGAATGGATTCATTCACTGGTGGATCGACAACACCCCTGATGTGGTAACTGGGTGGAACTGTGAGTTCTTTGACCTTCCGTACCTTGCAGGACGCCTGGCGAGGGTCCTAGGGGACAAACTGATGAAGCGTCTATCCCCCTGGGGATTGGTGACGCGACAGGAAGTCTTCGTGATGGGTCGTAAGAACTTCTGTGTGGATGTCGGTGGTGTGGCCATTCTTGACTACATGCGTCTGTATCGGTGGTCTCCTGGTACTCCTAACCAGGAATCGTTCCGTCTGGACTACATCGCACAACAGGAACTGGGTCAACAGAAACTAGATCACAGTGAGTTTGATACCTTCAAAGATTTCTACACTCATGGGTGGCAGAAGTTTGTTGAGTACAACATCGTTGACGTGGAACTGGTTGACCGTTTTGAGGACAAGTTGAAACTGATTGAACTTGCTCTTACGATGGCTTATGATGCCAAGGTGAACTATCAGGATATCTTCTTCCAAGTTCGTCTTTGGGATTGCATCATCTATAACTATCTTAGGAAGAAAAATATTGTTATCCCTCCTAAGGAAAGGTCCGAGAAAGATGAAAAATACGCAGGAGCATACGTCAAGGAACCGATTCCTGGAAAGTATGATTGGGTTGTTAGTTTTGACCTCAATAGTCTGTACCCTCACCTTATTATGCAGTACAATATCTCCCCAGAGACCCTCCTTGAGGAGAGACACCCCACTGCAACTGTTGATAAAATCCTAAACGAAGATCTCACTTTTGAGTTGTACAAGAACAATGCGGTTTGTGCCAATGGTGCAATGTATCGCAAAGATGAACAGGGATTCCTCCCTGAGTTGATGCAAAAGTATTACGATGAACGTGTCATCTTCAAGAAGAAGATGATTCAAGCCAAGAAGGAAAATGAGAAGACGCCATCTGTTGCTCTACAAAAAGAGATCGCCCGATGTAACAACATTCAAATGGCGAAGAAGATTTCTCTTAACTCTGCTTATGGTGCTATTGGTAATCAATACTTCCGATATTACAAACTGGCTAATGCAGAGGCTATTACCCTGAGTGGTCAGGTATCGATTCGTTGGATTGAGAATCGTATGAATGGATACCTAAATAAACTCTTGTCAACGGAAGAAGTCGATTATGTTATCGCATCTGACACTGACTCGATCTATCTTAATCTCGGACCTCTTGTTACTAAATTTCTTAGTTCTAAGTCTGACGATAAAACAGCAGTTGTTTCGTTACTTGATAAGATCTGTCAGGACAAGTTGGAACCATTCATCGAACAATCTTATCAGGATCTTGCGAATTACGTTCAGGCATATGAACAAAAAATGATCATGAAACGTGAGAACATCGCCGATCGTGGTATCTGGACTGCGAAGAAACGATACATTCTCAACGTGCATGACTCTGAAGGTGTTCGATATGCAGAACCCAAACTGAAGATCATGGGTATCGAGGCCGTGAAGTCTTCGACTCCTGCACCTTGTCGTCAGGCCATTAAGGATGCACTCAAGGTGGTGATGAAAGGTACGGAAGATGAGGTGATTGACTTCATTGAGAACTTCCGAAAGGAATTCAAGAGTCTTCCTCCCGAAGATATTTCATTCCCTCGTTCTGTGAGTGAAGTTACCAAATACAAGAGTAATCGCGGCATCTATGAAAAAGGAACTCCCATTCATTGTCGTGGTGCTCTACTCTTCAATCATCATGTGAAGCGTCTTGGTTTGGAGGGTAAATACTCTTTGATTAAGAATGGCGAGAAGATCAAGTTCTGTTATCTTCGCAGTCCTAATCCTATTCATGAGAATGTCATGTCTTTCATTCAGGACTTCCCCAGGGAACTGGGACTTGAGAAGTACGTTGACTATGACCTTCAGTTTGAGAAATCTTTCCTCGATCCCTTGAAAATCATCCTGGATGTGATAGGATGGGGCGTGGAAAAAACCGTAAACCTGGAATCATTCTTCCTATGAAAGACCAAAACACAATCCCAGACGGTGAAACCAAAAAAGACAAATGGAATCGCGGTCTAGACATTTTCATTGAGTCTGTGATTGAACCAGATCCTGATTTGAGAGCATGTGCTCATAATCAAAAATGTTATCATGAGTTGATGGATGTTCGTCAAAATGTGTTAGAATACTTGAAAACCTTGAGGTGGAACTGAATGGATTTTTTGAAGGATATTGTAAAGGAGATTGGTGGTGAATACACCCAACTCGCCTCAGAGATTGATGAGGCTGAAACTTATGTGGACACGGGTTCGTACATTTTTAACGGACTTGTTTCAGGGAGTGTATTTGGTGGCGTATCTGGGAATAAGATTACTGCCATTGCTGGCGAGTCTAGCACTGGAAAAACTTTTTTCTCCCTTGCTGTCGTCAAGAACTTTCTGGATTCTAATCCTGATGGTTACTGCCTCTATTTTGACACTGAGGCTGCTATTACCAAATCTCTCATTGAATCTCGCGGTATTGATACCAGTCGTCTGATTGTTGTAAATGTTGTTACAATTGAGGAGTTCAGAGGTAAGGCTCTGAAAGCTGTAGATATATACCTTAAGAA